CAAGGCTTTTTCCTGCTGCCGTTCGAAGCCTTCTTCGCCAAGATGGAGTTGGGTCATGGAACTGTATTGCCCGTGTGGGGATGGCATTATCGCATTGGGCGGGGACGATGGGGGTTTTGCAGAGTTTCCCTAACACTTGATATAAAGCAGATGCTGCGGTGGGCAGAAAAGCGCAAGCCGTGGCGCGGCCTTTTAATTGAAGGCAACCCCGCAGATTTGGTAGACATTGAGCCGTTGCTAGATTCTGATTATCAGGAAAGCCGCGACCGTGTATTGTCTGCCGATGAAATCAAAGCGCTACACATCGGATTATTGCCATTGGCCGATGCTCACAATTCTGCCGCGAAAGCGGCACTAGTGCGGCGCATACGTTTTGCCATATGGCTTTGCCTTTCCACACTCTGCCGCATTGGCGAACTGGTAGCGGCCAAGTGGGAGCATATCGACTGGAAGGCAGGCACTTGGCTGATTCCGGCAGAAAACACCAAAGGCAAGCGCGGCAAGCGGCAGGCGCAGCTTGTCATCCTTTCGCCTTTTGCCTTGGAGCAGTTCAGACAGTTGCATGCGGACACCGGCGGCAGTCTGTATTGCTTTCCTAAAGCATGGAAGGCGGGGCATACAAGCCAAGTTACCGCTAGCAACCATGTTTCGACCTACCAAACAGAAGGCGGTTATTACCCCGTATTGAGTGGCGGACGCTGGACATTGCATGACATGCGCCGTACAGGGGCAACCATGATGCAAGGGCTAGGCGTACCGCTTGAGGTGATAGACCGTTGCCAGAATCACGTACTCGCTGGTTCCAAGGTGCGCAGGCATTACATGCACCATGCCTATAGCGAGGAAAAGGGCGAGGCGTGGCGCAAGCTAGGCGCAGAGATAGAGCGGATTTTGCAGGAAGCCTAGCCAAAGCCAGCCGCAAGACGCAGTACCAAGGGCATGCCGTGTGTATGCCCTTTTTTTTGCCTGAAAACCGGCAAACAGGCCGCAAGCCGCATGGATACTGGATAGCAGTGTTTTTTTTGTAAAAGAAAAAACGCCTATAGGAAAAAAACAGTGCTAACTTTGCTAACTTCGCTAACCTTTAATATAAATAATAATAAAAACATACAGTTAAGTCATAAAAAAGGTTAGCACTCATCAAAAAAAAGTGCTAACCCAGTGCTAACCTCGCCATTCATACAGCCATAAGCGCCCCTTCTGCCCTTGGCTGCTGGTACTGCCTTGCTCGCTAGTTGCTTGGCACGGTTTTATTGTGTAAATTTACACAATGAACAGCAAAGAACTGATAAAGCGCTTGCAGGCAGACGGCTGGTATCTGGCGCATGTAGTGGGTTCACATCATCAGTTCA